GCCAGCCACCGCTGGACTGCATTAATTTTGTAGTTAGTATAGGCACCGATAGAGGCTGCATTCTCTACAGCACGGGTAGCAGCAGCAAACGGATCGATTAGCCCTGCTGTCTCGTCTTGAGGGCCCTTCAATACTGGCCCCTTTTTGCTGTAATACAGGGTTCCCTGCTGTTCTAGGAACTGTCGTTGACCACCCCCTTCAAACGTAAGATCGTAGGTACCGTCTTCGTCTAAGACTTCCTTGTGTCGTTTGGGGACCTCCTTGTCGAATGTGACTTGGAAGGGGGCGTCCTCTACTTTGCCTTCATCGAGGAGCTTAGCGTAGCCTTCGATACCATCCTCGATGCCGCTATCGCGTAGAATACGGTCAGCCTGTAGTGTGTAGGTGGGATCCTTTAGTGCCCTACGATAGGCATTCCGGGCAGCGTTCATTCTGTCTGCCCACTCTTGAGCTAGTTTCTTGGTGGGCGCTACAATGTGGGTACGAGGGTTCTTAACAGTCTTGGAGCCGCTCTTGGTGACACCGATAGTGGCCTGTTTCCCGAAGTAGCGCCCATCATAGATACGGTGGCCACCAGCAGCATAGTTCAGTTGCCTGTATTCGAGGTCTTTGGTAGCTAGATCTCCTTGTTTGGCTAAGACGTGATTGAACTCAGCCCCCCCGTGCTTTAGGTCCCCTTCGAGACGGAACAGCTTAAGCCCCTGCTCTTTCATACGTTCAGCGAGATTATCTAGACCCACTTTACGCCCCTCCAGCACTACATCCTCGCTAACATCCAAGATAAGAGCACGGTTAACATCATCAATACGTTCTACTTCCTTCATATTGCCGAGACGTACTTTAACACCATTGGCGGCTTCGACTTTACCAGTAATCCACCCCTGAGTAGACCGCTTGATGTATTCAGCGTGGTTCCTAAGGATAAAGTCGAAGTCGTTGAGGTCTTTGACAGTGTAGTAGGCAAGGACTTCACGGTTAGTGGGCATTCTGCCCTGATGAAGGTCAGTGTAGTGCCGAGTGAAGTCAGTAAGATTATACCATTTTTGTTCTATATTCCCTTTCTTGAGGACAGCAGACACACGGGAGCGCTCCTTCCTACTGAGGCCCTTCAAGTTATTTACCATAGGCATCAGCAATTTCTGGATACGGCCCTTCTGGAACACGGAAGAGGCAGCTCTCTTCTGGAGGACGTCATCGAGGAAGGAAGTAGGAGATCTCAGAAAGGTATTGATAAATAGACTGCTGGTGCGGCCTTCCTCGTTCAAGACATGAACGTACGCAGCCTCTTTAGCATCTGATTTGACCTTGATAAACCATAGATCGTCGGCATCCTTGAAGACCTGAGCGTTGAGGAGCCCCTTACGCTTGGCGGTGGCGGTGGCACTGGCCTTTGTAGCGTAACCAATACCATCCTTACGTCCTAACACCATAGAGAACTTCTCAACGAAGGTGTCTTCGCCTACCTGAGACTGTACGATCTTGAAATCAATTACAGCTCCCTCTCCGTGAGCGTCGATAGCCTTTGCTCTGGCAGCATTGAAAGCGTCATCGATCTCTTCGGGAGTCATACGGGGTGTCTGTTCTAACTGCTTACGCACAGCAGCGATAGCTTTCTGGTTGGCTTCGAGACTGCGATTGACAGCCCCTGAAAGACCAACACTGTTGTCTACTAGCTGTGCAGTCCCCGCTATAGCAGCAGGTTGGGCAGCGTCCAAAGCAGATTCTACAACAGATTCAGAGGCAGCAGGAGCCCTGTCAATAGTTGTTACGCGAGGATCGATATCGTCAGGAGAGCCAGAGATAGCAGAGATAACCTTATCACGTTCCATTTGTAAGGTCTTCTCAGTTACAGTCTGAGCAAGCTGCCTATTGCGTCCAAACTTAGCAATTGCAGCTTTAGACAGGACGGGGACCATCTTGACAGTAGGAGCGAGAGTAGCGAAATCGATGAAGTCAAAGAAGTTTTCCACAACAACGCCGCTCTCAGTGATATTCCCAATTTGATGAAAGATTTCTAACACCAGCTGTCTGTTTTCAGAGATGAACCCGGATTCATTCTTTACTGCCTCGATAACGAGGGGCCACTTCTCGTCGAACTCCTCCCTACTAATAGAGAAGAGATTGTTCTGAGCGAGTTTGATACGAGTTCCTGTCAAATCAAGCAGGGATGCTTCGACAATGTTATTAACAGTAGTCAGTTTATTGAGAGGAATTATCCTAGCGACAATATCAAGGATATCTGCACCCAAAGACTGCTCTTTAACAGCACGAGCAGCCTTGTCGATGTCACGCCTGATGATGATGGAGCGCTCTAGCTGATCACGAAGTGTGCCAGTGAGGGACTCGTTTGCTGCTAGATCCTCAGCGATAAGTTCTAACATATCCCCCTGTTCAGGGTGCGTCAGAGCAAACTCTTCCAAGCGATCAAGGGCAGCACTCTCCAACTTATCGTTGGAGGGCTTGGCTACTCTGATAGCTTCGATGCCGTCTGCCAGTTCTTCGAGCTCCCGTATATTGGCTTCAGCACTAGAGGCTCCTAAGATTAGGGATGTTCTCAAGATATCTGTCTGATCTGCAATCTCTTGGTTGCTGATCTGTAGCCGTAGAGCCGATTCTTCACCTCTTTCGATGGCAGCTTTGTTGGAATCCACGAGAAGTTGGAACTGGTCGATATCAGTAGTGGGGTTGATAATATTAGAAGAGCTTTGGGCTAGAGCAGCGAGAGTCGCGATAGTCTCCAGATACTCAGGGCTATATGGATTGCGTTCTCCCGGCTTG